AATCTGTGACGATTAGCTGGTGCAACAGCTTCTTCCACTGTATAGGTAGTAACCTTAGGCACCCACCGGATACGTACTGCGAACATCTTACCGCAAGCCTGGCCAAATGGTAGGTTGCCCTCGGTGGTATCACATTCGATTACAGCAGGGGTAGAGTCGACATACACCAATTGGATGTTATGTGTGTCTACCTTGAATTCATTCCCACAATAGGGACATTTCACAGGTACAAGTTTCATCACTCACTCCTTATCTATTCTTATCTATTTCAACTAGGATTAAGCAGATCACTGCTATAACGAACAGGATGAACCCGATTAGGATACTCACTCTTTCACCTCCACATTCGAGTAATAATCCGAGAAGTAATTACTCTCGAGGCCGACAGCACGCTTGATGGTATCTGTTATGAAGATCACAGTATTGGCAAGCTGTTCTGTTTCCTCGCAATCAGGAGCCATGTTGAGTAGTTCCTTCAGATACACCCGGGCAGTAATGCAAGCCAGTAGAAGATTGGGTGCCTCAGCAATCAGACGGGCATTATGGACACCTTCCCCTTTACGATTGGGGATCTTAGCCACATTGCCTTCGTAATAGGTCTTAGCTTCTTTCCTGGTGGACTGTACATAGAGCTTATCACCCATTGTCTCGCACCACCACCAGGGACCTGGAGTATGCTTGAACTTCTTCTCATCGTTCATAGTACAAATCCTCCATAACCTCGGACCAGTTGGTCTGAAGTTCTTTCCCGGTGGGGAATTCGCCAAAGCGGAATTCAATTGGTTCTAAAATGTATGGGGTGTAATTGTGGTCACCAATCCACCGTGCGTACTGCAGGTTGTAGGATGCTTCCTTGGATTGGGCCTGATGCAGGACCTTCTGGGTTTCCTCGAGGGACGACTTATCAGAGTAGATCATCTGATAGTATTTGTCCCAGGCCAGATTGGACTCGATCCATAGATCATGCAGCCATCGTGGTTCCTTACTAGTAGACATGTGTACCTCTCCCTTGAATAGGCAGGTGTGGGGTCCTCAACCCCACACCTGTTTAAGTGTGGCCCATATGCCGTGGGGTAGTTGCCATCCCCAGGAAGGACCACCGTTGCTCTTGCACTCGACGATCATCCAGCGCAATGCCAGTGATGGCCGAGAGTCTCCGGGCCTGGTCCACCTGCCCGAGCATCTGCAGCCGGGCCAGCTCACGGATTACGATATTGGTGTTGCGGTCGTCATTAGTCTGGTTCAATAAACTCACCTCCTATTAGAATGGTACGTACTCGTTGGTGTCGATGATGCGCTTGGCTTCTGCGATCACATCAGCTACAGTATCACCAGCACATCGATTGAATTCCTTGTAGTTCTTGTCGTAGATCTGCGCTCGGAAGTGGGTACCTGGCCATTCAGCCATCTCAACAGTGATCAGATGATCATTGTAGTATCGGTCAAAATAGCCCAGGTTGCAAGCCTGTCGCAGGTTGGGTTGACCTCCCTGACTCTTGGGGTAGCGGATGAATTCCAGCTCACTGTTCATTTTATTCTCCTTTCGATATAGTTCGGCCCCCATCTATAGTATACCTGAATTCTGTCAAGTGTCAACCATTGTTTACATTAGAAATTTGTAAACACAGGGTGCCATTTAATGGTAGAATATCAGTGGTCCAAACCATCTTAAGAAAGGAGGTAGTATGAAATATCTAACGACCAACGAAAACGACATCAAGCTGGTGGTCTGCGCCAATATCGTAGCGCAGCAACGAAACAACCATGAGATGTCACTCAGGCAATTTGCTGATGAGCTGGGGGTATCGCATCAAACCATCACGAAGTGGGAAAATAAGAAAACCAAACCAACAGTAGATACATTAGTGGGGATAATGGAGAGGAACAAAGAAGGCTCCTGGCAGTACGACATGGCCGAGCAGCTAATGAGTGTGCTGCTTTCCACAGTGAGGGCAATCCAATGAGTATCATTGAGTCAGTTGAACAGGTCATGGTTGATTGTGAAAATCTCAAGACTAGTATCAAGCAGGTCATGGATAACCTGGCAGAACTGGACCAGGTAAGCGCATTTGCTTCAACGCAGGTGCGCTTATCTCTTAAGTCTGCAGATAGATGTATCACTCAAGCCTACAATACTCTGGTCCTGATCGACACAATAGCCAGGAATACCAAAGCTGTTGAATACGTCAAGAAGATAGCTAAGAAAGGGGGAATGGAATGACCACTACCTATTGGTGGAAGGCATATGTAGAAATGGTTGACGATCCCAAGCTGATGGACTTCTCCTTTGCTGATATCGGTGGGATGACATTCTTGTTTCACATGGCAGCTGAACTGAATAACGGTGGTCACCTACCAGACATACCTGAAATATGCTGGAGACTACGTAGGACAAAGGAAGAAGTTGTACCAGTAATAGATAAACTATTGGCAAAGGGTATTCTTAAACCTCAGGATACCGGGTACCTGGTTGTCAACTGGTTGAAACGACAAGCACCCATCAGTGATGCCGAACGGGCAAGGCAGTATCGCAAGCGTAAGCACATTGAAACGTATTCATCACAGGGGGATAACGGTAACGTCACAATACGTGATGTAGATACAGATAAGAATCAGATAAGACAAGAATCAGATACAGAGACAGACGAGAATAGATGGGATGTCGTTGTCGATGACAATGGAAATGTGATGATCGGGAATATACATGCGTACTTTGAGCAGCACATTGGTCTATTAACACCACGGATAGCTGAGATGATCGAGGGGTGGATAGATGATTATCCACCAGGTTGGGTTAAGGAAGCTATAGATGTAGCTGTCGAGCAGAATGTACGCAAACCTGCGTATGTGGATGCCGTCTTATCTAATTGGAAGACTGAGGGGAAAGGAGGCAAGAAGCAGAACTTCAAGAAGCTTAAGCAAGATCCGGACAGCAAACAATCACGAGAAAAATATGCGGAGTGGAACCAATGAAGACCGAAGCTAGACTAACAGAACCACCCGAAGATTTTGTAATGGATACAAAGAGATGGGCGACAGGACCACACGGTGCTGATGTGTCCAGGTGGCAAGCCATTGATGAGATCTTCTACATCGATGGGATTTGGGACTACGAACCACCATCAGAGAATGAAGGCCTGTGTATCTCTGCGCTCGTAGGTTGCATGCTATCCATATTCCTGCTGCTTGCGATCGCTGGGTTTTTCTATTTATGTATGAGACTACAATGAAAGGAGAATGAAATGGCATCACAATATCAAATAATAACAAGTTGGACAGTTAAAGATCCTCATGACGATGAGGGTTATCGTGTGTACACAGATACATCAACCCATCTAGAAGTTGAAGATTGGTTAAAGATGGTAGAACATGATTGTAAGAATGGGCATTGGTTGAAAATTGAAGAGACATTCCTCCCTGCCCGGGCTATTTATAAGGTTCACTTAGAGGATATTGGAGAGATCAAATGACAATCGGAGTGCATAAACCATTCGATCCCCAGGAATATCAATACAGTGAAGCTGCAGAACGAAAGGTCCTGGAGTATCTTAAGGGATCAGCTATGGTCAAGTGGGTGGAACAGTATCCATTTGGGGAAAAGGATATTGATATCAAGGTGGTTATGTATCAACCTAATGGAGAAGAGTTCGACTTGTATATTGAAGTTGAACGGAGGCGCAGCTGGGAACCTCGGTGGGATATCTGGCCATCGAAGCTGGACCCAATCAATATCCCGATGCGTAAATGGCCCATGATCCAGAAGTATCAACAGGATATGGAATACTGGGCCGTCAGAGATGATCTGCAACGAGCGTGTATTATTGAAGGTGATGTAATACATGGTTATCGGATAGCAGAAAATCAGAACAGATTGGTACCAGAAAATGAATACTTCCTAAGGGTACCAAGGGACCAGGTCCTGGAGTACATAGACCTATGACGGCAGCATATAAGAGACATCGATCAGATAAGAACCAGGCTGAGATCGTGGCCTTGCTACGTCAGGTGGGGATCCTGGTCGCAGTCACATCCCAGGTAGGTAATGGGTTTCCGGATATTGTGGTTGGGTTTCAAGGCAAGGTATACCTGATTGAATTGAAATCCCCGGGTGAACTGGATAACCTGACACCAGCTGAAGAGAGCTTTCGAGAAACCTGGGACGATGGTTACATTTATTATGCTGAGTCATTCGCTGATGTGATCAAGATTATAGGAGCAGCAGCATGAGCATAAGAATACAGATAGTTGAGAAGACTACACAACTACCCAAGTACACCCATCTTATCTACACCTCGGACCCAGCTGCAGTTGAAGCGGAGATCCGTGTACGCAAGAACATCTCGGAAGAGGAAGAGCTTGTGTTGTATCAGATGGAAGGGTGGAAGAATACCTATTTCATAGAACGGCCAGCAATGAAACACGAAGAAAAATACGGTCACGGAATATCAATCGGTATTGACAGCATAACGAAAGGAGAATGAAATGTCGGGTTCATATAATCATGAAAGGGCTAAAGCGAATAACCCATTTGCAACCTATGGTAAGACACCAAGTATAGAAGAGCAATGGGAAGAGTATCCACCACAATTCAGGCGAGGTATCTATGATGCATATAAAAACCAGGTGGTGATTATATTCACCAAGGGTGGTCATATCATCATAACTGAGGCTGCATATCAGGCAATGGGATGCCCAGAATTTGTCAAGCCTGTGTGGTTGAGAGGATACGCAGCTCTTAGACAAGTTGAGGCTAATCAACCAGGGTACAAGGTACAGATCCGTCCAGATTCGCCACAACTGTACTACGTTTCGGCCAAACCATTTACAGAACTAAAGCAGCTAAGGCCAGGCAATTGTGGGGCATGGGTCTATCGTGCGTTTGTTGATGAGTGGGGCCAGCTGGTAGCAGATATCAAAGGCCAAAGACCTTCTGTAGTATAATCAAACCACCTCACCCTTTTAGTCCTCGCCCAGGCAGTCCCCCCCTGTCTGGGCGAGGTCATTTTAATTTGCATTTTCCAAGAACCGGTAACAAAAAGATTTGCATTTGCAATCCCCGTTGTTTCTGCAGCTGAAGGAATGTAGGTCAGTATTGCATTTGCAATTTTTGTTGGACCAGGTTGGGGGTGTTTAGAAATTAATATTGCAATTATGGTATTATGGTATACAATATCAGCAGCACCAGATGGCCCACCTCATGATCAACAAACGGTGTGGGTTTGGTGATCAGGAGGTGGAAGAGTAGTGTAACTATAGGAGTGAACAATGTATTTCGCAAGTGAGAATCCACTAACAGTAGTGATCATTATTGGTGTGATCGTAGGCCTGGTTGAATTCGCCAAGAAGCTGGGGGTAAATGGTAACTGGTCCATAGTTCTTAGCATGGTAATAGGTTTAGTCTTAGGTCTGGCGTGGGAGTTACAGAATCTGTATCCGCAGATATCTCCCTGGCTTAATGTAATAATCGGTGGGTTGACTACAGCATTATCTGCCAGTGGGTTATATGATCTAAGCAAAAGATTTGCCAGGCTAGAGTAGAAAACATGGGACCAATAGATTGGGTGTCGATTACACAGTCGGCACCTTCAATTGTTGTAGCATTATTATTCGCTGCATTCGCATATGTATTGATAAAAGAACAGAGAGCACATGCTGGTCAGGTTATGGCTGATTGGCGTGAGTGGTTCACCCGGCAAGATAAGGAATGGATGAACCAACTAAACATGATCCAGCAAGAACGAAATGATTGCAACTCAAGAATAGCTGAAGAGTTAAAGACAATCGGTGAGAACCTGCGGATACAGAATACAATGCTGATGGATCATGACAGGCGAATGCAATCATATATTCATGATGATAATGAAAGGCATAACAATGCCGATAAAAATAGGAACAAGAACATTTCATAATTTTGGCGAGGCAGTTTCATACATCCAACGAACACAACATCTAACCCGGGATCGAGCACGGGCGTATGTAGCTACCATTGATCGCAAGCAGAATCCGAAAGGAAATGCGAAAAAGAAAACCAAGTAACGGTAATGGATTGACGGTAAAGCAGAAAGCGTTTGTGTCACACTACATCGAAACCTTAAATGCAACAGAAGCTGCCAGGCGTGCAGGTTACAGAGGATCTGACAACGTCCTGAGTGTGACCGGGTATGATAACCTAAGAAAACCTAAGATCAGGGAGGCAATCGACCAGGTCCTGGAAGAACGATTGATGTCTCCCCTCGAGGTATTGACTAGACTGTCCCAGATAGTGGAAGGTGATATAGGTAGCCTGATGACAGATGGACCACCATATCATCTGGACATGAGGAAGATCAAAGCCAATGGTCATCTGGTCAGCAGTCTGAAACGAGATCTAACCGGGCGAGTAAATGTGCAAATGCATAACAAGCTACGGGCCATCGAACTGATGGGGAAGTACCATGATTTGTTCTCGGAGAAAGTCAAGCATGAGGGCAACGTCAATCTGATCTGGGATCTGGAGGTACCACCATTACCCAAAACGTAATGCTTTCCGAGCTGGTGAAGTGGACCAGCAAACAAAACCTTGCATTCAAGGCACTCTTCTCCCACAAGTACATCTTATACGGTGGTGCTCGTGGTCCTGGAAAGTCGTATTGGTTGCGGTGGTCTTTCGTTATGCTGCCACTGTATTACACCGATGTGCTGGGCATACCAGGAGCCAGGGTGGGTCTGTTCTGTGAAGACTACCCGAGCTTGAAGGACCGTCAGATCAGCAAGATCAATAAAGAATTCCCCATCTGGCTGGGCAAATTGAAATCAACACAGACTGATGGCCTCGGGTTCTACATCAATGAGTCACTGGGGGGTGGTATGGTGGCACTGAGAAACCTGGACGATCCAACCAAATATCAGTCGGCCGAGTTCGCTGCAATCGGAGTGGATGAGCTGACCAAGAACAGTTACGATACATTCAATGTGTTGCGTGGGTCCTTAAGATGGCCGGGGATCCCACACAATCCCTTCGCAGGGGCAACGAACCCAGGTGGACCAGGTCATCTATGGGTCAAGCGGATCTGGATAGATCACAATTATCCATCTGAGCTGGTACCAAAAGCTGATCAATTCCAATTCATCAAAGCCTTACCTAAAGACAACCCACACCTATCACAATCTTATTGGGATGAATTGAATTCGCTGCCTGAACCATTGAGGTCTGCCTGGGTTGACGGCAATTGGGATGTATTCGCTGGCATGGCATTCCCGGCATGGCGTGAAGATCTGCACCTGATCGATCCGATAGAACTACCTGGTCATTGGCCAAGATGGAGAGCTGTTGATTGGGGTTATAGTGCTCCGTTCTGTTGTTTGTGGTTGGCTAAGGACCCGGTCCGAGGCACCATATATGTATACCGGGAAGCATATGCAAGGGAGCTATCGGATCGAGAACAGGCAATGTTGATCAGGGAGATGACCGCACAGAACGAGACAATAATATTCACATATGCAGATCCTAGCATGTGGCAATCGATGCAGTGGGCTGGGCGAAAAACATCCACAGCTGATGAGTATGCTGCAGTGGGTGTGATGCTGACCCAGGCCGACAACAACAGATTGAGTGGGAAGCGTAAGGTCGATCGAGCACTAGCCAATGGACCAGATGGACGACCAGGCCTGCAGATATTCAGAACATGCAAGAACCTGGCCGAGACTCTCCCGGCATTACCCTATGATGAAACTAATGTGGAAGATGTGGACACTGATGCTGAGGACCATGCGTATGATGCGCTGAGATATGGACTGACGGCATTGTTGTTGGGTGCTGCAGATAAGAAGAAGAAAGTCAGAACAAAATCACCACTACAAACAGTGAGAGGTATCTAATATGGATGTGAACCAGGAAGAATTCAATTCAGTGAAGCTCAGGTGCCAGAAGATGGTCGAGGATATGGGCGAAAGGAACAGCTACAACGATAAGTATGAGGAACTATTCCTTATGACCTGGGATGAAGAAAACGAGATGAAACGAAAGCAAGAAAATCTCAGGGTAACTAAGTCTCCAGATCCACGCAATAAGGTCATTGGGGCCTTACGATTATTGGTAGCTGGAGATCCTGCATTCTCGGTGCCAGAGGATAAGAACGAAAAGAATGTGGTTGATATCGGGGATAAGCTAGAACGGTGGGCCACGGTCCTATGGCGAAACATGGGTAGGGTCAGACAGAATCCCCTTCATTATGACATCGTGCTATCCCTGTTGTTGTACTCGGAAGTGCATATCGGTATCACCAAAACCTCGGACCTGGTCAAACAAGCTGAAGGTGGTGATGATGCAGCAATGATCAGAGCGAAAGAGCTGGAGCTGATGACCCCATATATAGCTGATGTCTGGCACCCCAATGAAGGATATCCGGAGTATGGTCCCACTGGACTGAAGGCATTCCATCGAAAGGTGAAGACAACCAGCGGTCAGATAATTGATGACTATGGGGATGAGGCCATCAAGTTGCTAGGATCTGAGAACAGGTATGCTGAGACTGAGCTAAACATATTCTGGGACAACAAGATCAGGTACGATTGGTTGACATCCAGTAATGATCAGGCCTTATGGTTTGAAGAGCACAAGCTTGGAAGGATCCCGGTCATCTCTATGATTGGTGAAGGGTCCCTATTGTTTGAAGATCCAGAACAGCAACGACAACCATTCCTATACTCCATCGATAAATCAGAACTGTGGAAGAGGCAGAACCTGGCAATGTCAGTGATCTACACCTTGATGTATGCGCTCGGGACCAACCCACAATTTATATTCACTGCACAGAATCCAGAACGAGAGCTTGATGTCAGATGGGATACACCAGGTGGAGTTGCAACGATCTTACCCGGGGAAGAATTCAAAGCACTGAATAAACAGATTATCGATCCATCACTAACCCAAGGATTGGAGCTGGCAGAACGATTAGTGGCTGAGTCCTCGATCTATAGCCAGACACTAGGTGAACCACTTGGAAGTAATGCGCCCTTCAGTATGGTTGCCATGCTGCACCAGGCCGGGCGACTACCACTACTCATGACCCAGCGGAAAGCTTCATGGGCAATTGCAGATGTGATCAAGTTGTGTTTGCAGTGGTGGAAGAAGGAAGGCAGCAAGGTCAAGTATGAAGGCAGGTACGGTGGGTTAAGTGCTGATGCAATACCAGATGTATTTGAGATGGAGGCCAAGCTCGACATTGCACTACCACAAGACAGATTGCAGCAAGCGAACACGGCCAGGATCCTCACCGATGGAGAGCACCCACTAGTATCACGCAAGTATGCCCGTGAAGAATACCTGGGTATCGGACAACCAGACAAGATGGTGGAAGATATCTGGGATGAGACAGCTGCAGATCTGCGTGCCAAGGCAGACTTCCTGATGCAAGAACAACAGAACATGCAGAAAGAACAAGAGCTGTTGCAGATGAAGATGCAGGTCCAGGGAATGCAGTATGGTCAAGGTCAATTCGGACCAGGTTATTATCCACAGGAAGGACCACCACAGCAGGGGCCACCACAGCAGGGGCCACCAGGAATGCCACCGGGCGCACAAATGGGACCATCCCAAGAAGAGATGATGGGTGGCAATCAGGGTCCATTACCTGGTCCTAATCCAGCAATGCCTCGATCACCATTACCCGTACCACCTAGAGCTAATGTGGAACCAATAGGAGATTAGTCATGCCAAGTAGATCCAGACGACAGAATAGAACCAGGCCAACACGTAGGACCTATCGATCAGTCAACATGCAGACAGGAGAAGAACGACCAGCTAAGACGGTGCCAGGTCAAGCTACACCCAGGAACCAGGCTAGAAGGATAGTCAATAAAGCTCGTGATTGGTTTGAAGGTGTGCCATTCCCAAAGATAGCACCACCCAGACGTAGGCGAAGATGAACAGGAAGATAGCTGAGTCGGCATATCTCAGTGGTACAACCAAGTATGAATTATGGAAGGCATCCTTTGATCAACGATGGGAGATGCCATTACGTGAAGCATTGGTGGCTGCATTGATAAAGACATTACCACCAGCTGCCCGGGAAGAACTACGAGCACTGGCACCAGATGCAATGAAACGATTAGAAGATAATTATGGAAGGTGATCCATGCCAGTAAGATTCAAATACAAAACACCAACAAGATCAACAGCTAGCCAGGGTAGTGCCAGGGGTGGGTCCAAGAAAGCATTGGCCAAGTATGGTGTTGACTTCTCAAATCTTGCCACATATCCATCACGTAGGAAACCAGCTAAACATACAAAGCAAGTTGGACCACCACAACCACCACCATATGAAGTAGAACAAGTGCCTCAGGAACCAGTAGGATTTGGAACACCAGCATGGTTGACCGGGCAGCATTTGCGACAGAACCAATACCAGCGTGTTGGATATCCAAGCTATTACCAATACAGAGGTGCAACAGTACCAGGTCCTTATGGATTTACACCAGGTGGAGCACGAGGAAGAATGACACCAGATCAATATAGATTGCAACCTGCACCTCCATATAATGCTGCCGACAAATCAACCTGGACCACACAGGATTGGTACAACTATGCAATGAACACACAGCTGAATCCACCCACTGATCAGACAGGTGTCTTCTTCAACCCATCATTACCAAAGGCTGATGTCTTCAAGCGTGATGAGTTCGGCAACATCATCTACAATCCGGAAACAGGAATGCCAGAATACGAGTCACAAGACTTCACCAATTACTTACTAGAAGAAGGTGTAGTCCCACACTTCGGACCATTCTGGGATGAAGGTTATTCTAGTGGAGCATGGATAGATTATTTGCTTACACGTATGGGCTATAGCGGTCAAGATCGATACATCAATCCAGTGGTCAGGCCACAACCAATGCCACCACAACAGCAAGGACCAGATACAGGATATGGAGGTGGTGGAGGATATAGAGGTGGTGGAAGTCGTGGAGGCCGTGGAGGTGGTGGAGGTGGTGGAGGTGGACAACCATCAACGCCAACAGAATATCCAAGCAATTACAGCTATGGACCATCATCCAAATATATGGGATATCAAAATAGAAATCAAAATAGACAGATACCTGATTGGATGATGGCCATGGTCAGGTGGAATATCTGATGTTAAATTGGCTGAAGAAGCAACCACAAGAGCCAGCTAAACCTTCTGGTCCAAGCTATTCGCCCGATGCACCAAGCTATTATGCATTGAAGGGGAAGACACCTGTAGCAACAGGACCAGTGGGACCAGCACAAGAACCAGAACCAGTACAACAACCATCAGCTGGTGGGTTCTCATTTGTCAAACCGTGGTGGCCACAGAAACAATACTGGCAGAATTATGTACGGGGATATTGGGAGAACCCACAACGAATAGCCAGGTACCAGGCCATCAAAGAAACCCAACCATTTGACAGTGAGATCCAGCGTCAGGCTGCAATGCCACCCTGGTATAACGCCAAGGTCATGGGGGATGCGTATAAGAAGCTCTCCGAACAGAATGCAGGTAAACCATGGTGGTTGTGGAATTATTTGCCCTACGATGATCCCACATCATTGGAGCTATTGAACCTACCCCAGCCACCCAAGGATCCATGGGCAGGTATTCGAGAGTATTACCCGGGTGGAAGAGTACCACTATCTGACATCAGACGAGGATGGCAGCAACCATATAGCACGATCCCCGAGGAAGACATCCAGAACCCTGCACTAGGTGGACTCACCAACAAACAATACGAAGAGCTACCTACCTGGATGAAGACAATGCAGGGGTTGATGACAGCTGGTGGTGGTATTGTGCAGCCAACATTGATGGGTGCCGTCATGGGTACATTTGGTGCGCCTGGTGTTGGGACATTAATTGGTGGTGCTATGGGTGCAGGTTTGGGAGGAGTGGGTCTGCTTGCACAAAAATATCCTGAAGCTCCAGGTATGCCATTGGTCAGCAATATTCTTAAGTGGTTGAACGTACCAGCTGAACATATGGAAAGAGCACTGGGTACAGGGGAGATGTTATGGAATGCATGGAGATACCCAGAAGAAGGAAGGGACCTGGAAACTATTCTTGCTAATCTACCTCAGGCATATGAAGCGAACCTTGCATACTATGAATCTGGTCAGTCAGCTGGAATCCCTGATGTTATGTATCACTTGGAAGATACATACAGTTGGCTCAAGGAAAAAGAGGACAGTGGTGATCTTGAGTGGAAGGATGCAATACCTGGATTAGCAAGGATGTTTCGTGGTATGGCAACTTCTCGTGGTGGTGGATCAGGAATATGGAATCTTGCTAGTGTAGCTGAGGCAATGAAGAAGGGGAAGATAGAACATCCAGAACAAATATTTGATTACATAGCTGGACCAGGTGAGGAGTGGTATCTCGGAGCTGCTGCACCAATGGAGGCACCTATTACTGGTGATGATCTGGTATGGAGTGTCTTCAATGAGCTGGTCAGTAATCCAGATGCCAATGTAAGGGAGATCATGGAGCGTGCTATGTACGTTGACGGCATGCTAAACCTGAATGCTATTACCTCGGACCTGGTTGGACAAGTTGCGCTCGATCCGCTGAATGTTGCAGGACCTATAACCAAAGCTCCAATCAAAGCATATGCCGGGCTTACCAAAAACAAATATCTCCAGATGGCAGCAAGAGTCCAGGGTGGTGTGCCAAAAGTGTTCCAAACCTATGGTGCCATATTACGTAGAGCTGTACCTGCAGAAGAGATAGCTACCATGGGATCCGTGGCCAGGTGGTTGGGTGATGTTACTAAAGATGGCGTGCCTCGATCCGTGAATTACAAACCAAGTAACAACGCTGCCATTCGTGCAGTATCCTGGCTGTTCCAGCTGCAGCCAAAGGCCAGAGCTGGTGAGACTCTAAACCATGGTGCTGATGTATTGATGAAGGTTTATGACACGGCCAAGAATGAAGATGAGCTACTGGGCCTGGTCGATAAGATCAGTAATACGCCAGATGAATTGGCAACTGAGCTTTCAATGAAGGCAATACAATCACCTGATGCCCGGGTGATACCAATGGCCAGCAAAGACTTTATGCCCACGGCCACAGAAATGGTAGATAACTTCAAGGCATATGATTGGAACCGTGGGATCTTCCATGCTGTAAGGGATATGCTAAAGGATTCCACATCTGGGTTGTTGCAAAAGATCAAAGAAGTAAAAGAGTTCGATGCTGTGTTCGAGACTATAAAGCGTGCAGCATATGAAACAGATACTGATGCAGCCAAGCTCATAATCAAGAGTATTGAGGATGGCACCTTATATGCCGACAATCTAAGACAGAAGCTTCTTCCCTTCACCAACGATAATACATTTGTTGACTTCGATCATCTTAAGAAAGCTATGGTTGGAGCACAGATGGAACACATGAGCAAATGGGCAGCAACCTGGTTCGGTGTGAAACCTGATCCACTGTGGGTCCGATTATCTAACACGATGAAGGCATCACAAAGCTTCTTGCTGCTCGGGCTTAACCCAACTTACTTCTTCAACAACACGATCGATAACACGGTGGTATCCATAGCTGAGGGTATATTCGGTTTCAATACACCAGCATCCCGGGCCAAGATTTGGGATGAAATGTTGGGAAAGGGTATGCGCCCGGTCCGATATAGTGATGGCCAAGGTCCTTATGCCACCGGGATTAATGTTGATTACACTGGATTAACTGAGGCAACGAAAAAGACTGACTTCCTAAACAAGGTCAATCGCATACTAAGATCGAAAGGGGTTGAGAAGATCCAGGTCTTCCAAACATTGTCATCTAACGCTGAAGCTCATGCCTCGGCCCAAGGATATACGATAGCTACCAAACAATTTTATGATACTAACTGGAGAAGGGGATTAGGTTTCGATCGAATGCCAGCTATCCTGGAGAATGATCTAAGAGCACTCAATCCAGATCTACCCGAATTGATATACGGAATTATTGAAGGTGGAATATCACAGAAAGCTATTGAGAATAGACTGTGGGCCAATATAAAACGCCGGGGGTTGAGCTGGGCAGTCGATGATATGGTAAAGGAATCTCAGGCTGCAGGTATACCATTAGACATCAACCAGGCTACGGATTTGATCAGCAAGTTGGGGGTGAAAGAATTCCTGGATGAGCGTCTAGTAGATGCAGTCACACCTGAACAGGTCATGGATGTATTCAATAGTTTAGATGAGCATATCGTTAAGAAGCTAGACGAGATGATCACACGAGAAACAAAAGCTATGACCGAACAGGCTGCACTTGCTACCTCTGCACAGGGTGAAGGATTGGTTGGTGTGCTGCCGATATGGGATAAGCTCCAAGAACAGTACACGCAAAGATGGTTAGCTGGATATGAACATTGGGAAGCTGCCTTCCTGGCCGGGGAGAAGCTTGACTTTGATGCACGATCCGCACTGTACCAGAAGACCAGAGCACAGGAAACTGCACACTGGAATAGATACTACATGATCGAGAAAGCACACTACCTGGGCATTGCTCAAGGCCTGGGTGTATGCGGTCCTGATACCCTGGAGTTGTTGCGATTTGTAGAAGAAAAGATGTTGAACAATAAAGAATTCTATTATGCGAAACAAAAAGCATTAGATGAATTCTGGGGTACGCAATGGAAATCCAAGGTTGAACGTGATGCAGGATGGTCCAGTACAGTAGATACGATCAACGAGCTATCACGTATAAGAATGGACCAAGAGATGCAGCTGATGGAAGCTATGGATAATCACCTGGCCGAGCTTGCATACAATCAATTTGGTGACATTGGCAAACAAGCTGTTACAGAATGGAGAGAGGGTGTTCGCAATATCGTCAAAGAAATGAACCTGGAGATGGACAAGTTCCAGGAAAGACTAAAGACAATCAAAGGTAAGAAGAGACATGATGCCTGGCGTAATTTCCTGCAGACAGGTGGTGGTTATTACGAGAAGATCTTATCTAAGTATGAACGCAATGTAGTTGGTGTTAGGGAAATGATCCGCAAGATCATGGGTGTAGGCGAGGAGAAAGCACCACCAACAGAACCAGGTCCCGGTCCAGAACCAAGCGCACCACCCACACATGCTGCACCAGAAGGTGGACCTAAACCCATGGAACCAGCAGTACCAGGTGAAGTAACCCCTGTTGGAATGGAAGGACCTGCCGAGAAAGCAGCATTGGGTGCGGAGATCCCAGAAGCACCACCACCACCTGAACCTAAGATAATTGGATCAGCTGCCGATGCTATATCAGCAATGAGGCAGCAAGAACTGATCGACCTGAGAAATAGAAAGGCCTCCGAGGTAGCACAAAAGAAACTCGGTGAAGCTGTGGTATCTCAGGATTGGGAACAGCTGGGTGCTGCACTTGATGACATCGAACAGATCCATGAGGCCCTTGGTGGTCGCACATCAGAAGAGCTGAACGATATCTGGCGAATGGCATATGAGGAATACCAAAGGGTCCAGCGTGGGAAGGTAAGGAAGGTTGCCCAGGAATATGGAATAGAAACAGCTGATACTGCAGGTCACTATAAACGTGGTGCTGATGGCCGAATATATCAGACGGTAAAGAAATACGGTCCCATCCTTGATGATCCAAACCTGGCCAAACAAGCTGATGATGTTTATACCTTCAATGATATTACTGAAGAGCTGGCCCGGGCAGTGTTCGAGAAACGCAAAGAGATGAAGGAGTCCGGGGTCGATGTCCAATACTGGCAGATACAACCACCTAAAGAGCAGGATCTTGAATGGTACAACTGGCAGAACGATACCGTTGAGCAACTACCCAAGGCAATGGAGAACCGGGATATCGGTATCATAGCTGAAGGTGCAGGTGATGTCTTCAGAGAGCTGACCAAAACATATCCCGATTGGGGTTACATCGAGGAGAAATTACAAAGAATTGAAAGGGAAGTTAGTGCGGTCACTAAGGCATTGACACCCGAGGCAACAGAACAGCTGACCAATTATGTAAACGAGTGGTTGTTTACAGCTGATATGCCAGAGCACCTGGAGGTAGCACGAGAACTAAACCTATCACTGATCGATACACCAGAAGAGATCCTTGCAGCAGTGGCTAAGGTTCGAGATCTGAAAAAGGAAATGATGCTAGGAAGGAAGTTACATCCAGTAGAGCATCAGATCCTGGATGCAACTGTGCCTATTAGTGAGATCGGTGATGAAGTTGTAAGGGCAGCACTCGAGGAAAGACTAGGTGAAATGCTGGCCGAGATCGAGATGGGACAACCAGCACAAGATATCTATATTGAAGGCAGATACGAAAGCACTCTACCAAAGACTTACCCGGTATGGTACGAAACCTTCAAGCAGACTTACTACAATAATCCGAATAACGATATACCTGCAACCAGGCGAAAGAAATATGCGATCGTAGGTGCTCTTCAAGACATGATTAAAGGTGAGGCAGTTGATGTGGCTATAACCAGGTCCCTCAGGGAAATAGCACTGGGTGACATAGGAAATAGATCTGATGTTCGAGCATCATTGGGCCTGGACTTTTCCGAGAATCTATTTAGACGAGAACTGAATGATGTCGAGAAGACTCTCAGAGATCCCCGTATTATCACGATAGAAGGACAGCTTGAGAAAGTAGAAGCTCGATTGACTGACCTTGAATTGACCATGCCAAAGGATGCATCCCAGGACCTGATCGATGATTACCTTGCGATCCAGGCCAGGCTTGCTGATCTGAAATACCCGGCCGAGCCAACCATCCCCGAGATGGATGACATCATGAAGACGATCCCCTATGCCAAGGAGATCCAGGAATACATCAGGCGTGCTACCAATCTTGATGATGCAGCCAGGTCCACAGCTAAGGATGACACTCTCCCCGAGATACTGTATCAGGTTGGTGATGAAGCAAGTATGCGCTGGTTTGGAGAAAGTGCTGTATCAGAATCTAATGGTATGCCACTAGTTGTATACCACGGTACCGATGCTGAACAACCATTCACTATCTTTGCAAGATCATCTGATATAGGGTTTCACTTTGGTACAGCAAAAGCTGCCAATGACAGATTGCAAATGTTTGGATTATTGGACACTGCACCCCCCGAGAATTCCAGGATCCTTCCGGTCATATTGAAGATTGTAAATCCTATGGAAGTATCGGATGCGTTTGATCCTTATAAGCTCATTGAGGATATGGAAAAAAGAAATTACATAAGTTTTAGAGAGTCAATGAAACTTATAAATGAGATAGATAAAGTCAAAGGCGAAACATACGGAGAGTTTATATCTAAATATGTTGAAGGTGAGAAGTGGACCGATGCAGAATACTTTGCATGGGAACGTCAGTTTAAAGATTCTCAGCAATTACAGTGGAGGGTACTAAGAAATTATATTGAGGATCTGGGTTACGATGGTCTGAAATATATCAATGCAGTAGAAGGCGTGGTTGACGAATTTGGTAATGTAACAAACGATTATTCCTGGGTGGCATTCCGGGCGAACCAGATCAAATCCATCTGGCATGACGGCAACTACACCGATGGACCATCCATTCTATTCCAACCTGCAGAACAACTGAGCATGTTCCCAGAAGAACGGCCGAAGCTCACACTAGAAATGCAAGAAGCTAAGGGTGGTAAATTCAAACCAGGTGAAGAACCACAACCAATACTGCCCGGCATGGAAGATGCAATGCAGTCCCAGCTGAGGATGAAAGGTGCCGTCAATGCTGGCAGTGGTGAAGTGGGTGGTCCATTATTCGGTGAACAGAACATGGCTGCAGCTGCACTGGGTATGAATAAGATGCAGGTCCATATGGACTTGATGCACTACTTTGAACTGTGGCCAGAAGAAGCACAGGTGGTGATTGATGTCATTGATCGAAGAGCTAATCTCTGGGCCAAGAAGTATGGCAAGACACCTGAAGAATATTATGCAACCCACTTTGCTGAGATCACCAACGAGAAACCATCACGGTCATCTCTATTCCAGATGCTACCTGACAGTGCATATCTAAAGGGATCTGCCAGGCCTGAACAAACCATTACACCACCGCAAACATTGGCCGAGTTTGTTAGTCAGATACAGAATACCGGGACCCGAGTCACACCCGAACAGGCCAAGTATGTAGGCGCATTAGTAGAAGCTGTGGCCGAGACTGCAGGTATAGATCCAGATCACTTTGTATCTATCAACTGGGGTGGTGTGAAGAGATCGCAATATGATTCTACTGCGACCGGGATGATATACAAAACTGCACTACCAGACATCGACAACATGGCAGTCACAGAATATTTGAATAAGGTTCATGGCCAGGATTCAGATAAATACTTTGATGATTTTGTTAACTTCATTATGAGGAAGAACAGGTCATTTGAAATAAAGGATCCCGATACAGGATTGCCAATAATAGACCCGGTCACTGGCAAGAAAATGAAGGGGTTTAATGCAGTTCATTTGAATGACAAAACACTAATGGCCTTAGATGTTTCTGCTAATTGTCCATTCAGGAAAATGAATCGTTCATGCATAATCTGTTATGTTGATTTGCCAAGATCCAAAAAAGCTGTGGGTATACAGAAAGGACCTGTTAATCCAAACCTGATATACGAATCTGCACCATATGAGTCTATGCAAATACTAGATATGCCACAGGATACAGTTGACTTCTTGAATGCCTCCGGTGGAATGAGGGTGTTTAGCATTGGTGATTTTCAAGAGATGGATATCCCGGTCCTGGACCAGGCAGTAGCTGATGCTGCAGAACGTGGTCTGAATCTAAAGATGATCACCAAACAACCAGAAGCACTGGAAAGATACGGCCAGTACGAACATGTCTATTTCAATCTCTCCACCGATTACAACCCACAACATGCTGATGCATTATCTGAATTTGCACTTACACAATTGATTGAACAGAATAGACAATTGCTGAAAGCTGGTGGTCATAGTCCTAAAGAGATTGATGCAATGATGCCTCGACTTGATGTGATCAAGAGTATGCCAGCTGATGAATTACCAGAGATGGCTAAGTTCGTAATGAGACAACAAAGCATGTTAGTTGAGTCACTGACAACTGCGAACCGAGAGATATCATTTGGTTGGGACATAGATGAAGCAGCAGCACTGGCAAAAGACAATCCAAGAGTAGCTGTTCGTTATGTGGCCATGAATGCAGAAGATGCCGTCAAAGCTATTATGGATGATCGGTTCGATGTGGTTACTCTATACCATGGCAATGTCGATCCGGATATATTCAAGATCGTATGGGATTATCAAGATCCACATTTGAAGGAAGTATTAGGCCCCAATACTGTAGATATATTGGCCAACATGTATAGCTCACGCAAGGTCCCAGAATTCTTCAAGGCTATAGATGAAGACTTCCTGCACAAATGGGCTGGGCCTGATGCAACCATGGATGAATTCACAGACAAGGCCTGGTCCAAGTTGTGTTGTGGCACTGGTCGTTGTTCTACCTGTGGTGTGTGCTGTGGTTTCAAACGTGGTGATGGTGGCGATATCATCAACATGGTATTGAATGGTGTCAATAGATCAGCTGTTGAATTCGGCCATGATGGCAAAGCTATTATGCACGCCTTCAGTGATGCAACTAATGTTGGGGATTTTGCTAACTCATTGATGCCAGTATTCGTGAAGTATCTAACACCAGATGATAGTTCAATATTGAAAGCTGAAGCAGGACTGAAAGCAGGAGCCGAATGGAATGAAGCTGCACTAAATAAAGTTGGGACCTGGTTCGAAATCTATCTTAAGAAACGAAAGAATTATGTTACCAGTGGGACATACAGATTGCCAATACCCGAGAGACTGCAGCCAATGTTCGATAAGTTCAACGAGTGGTTGAGCAGAATCTATTGGAAGGTCAAATCGAACACAGCATATAAAGCAACAGTCAACGATACAGTGAAAGGTATCTTTGATCGGATGATTGGCCTAACCGACAAGGACAGCAATGTACTATACAAGATGTCCTATGATCAGATGATGGGTGAAACAGCACGAGGTGCGGTGTCATTCCTAGATGACGGCAAGGCCATTATTCATGCACTGAACAATCCAGATCTGACAACGGTCCTACATGAAGTGGGTCATATATTCCGGAGAGATCTTGATGCTGCAGATCTGAAGATAGCTGAGGATTGGGCTGGGGCGAAGAACGGTGTATGGACCAGGGCAGCAGAGGAGAAATTCGCTGATGGTTGGGTGCAGTATCTACGAGAAGGTAAGGCCCCGGTCGAGGGATTAGCAAGAGTATTCGAGCAGCTAAAGGAATGGATTGCAACGATCTACGCAAGGGCAAAAGGACAGCTGCCAAATCTTACAGATGAGATGAGAGGTGTATACGACAGGCTATTAGCTGAATACCCAGAGATCGAAGAGTACAAGATCCGGACCGAACAAGGATACGCAAGGATCCAACCACCCGATGCCAGAGCTGAGAACTTCATGAAATGGTTTGGCGAGTCCAAGATTATGGATGAAGATGGCGCACCAAAGACAGTCTATCATGGGACCAGCAAAATGAATTACGATGGTGCCGACTTTGATATCTTCGATCCGAGGCAGGGTGTCAGAGGATGGATGTATTTTACAGATGATCCAAGGTATGCATCAGAGATGGCAGGTGAATGGAACAATGCAAGAATAAAACCTGTCAATCTTAAAATGGAGAACCCTCTAGATCTTAGCAATTTGAAACATAGCTATGACTCATCCGTTGATGCAATCAGGGACCTGGCAAAGGCTATTGGATCAATTCCGGAATTTGCAGCAGAAGGACTAACAGAAGAATTCATCTACAACAAGATCACTAAACTGTACACTGATCAGGGGCGTGCTGCTCCAGCTATACCATGGGTATTGATGAAGGTCCTAAATGACTCGACAGATCTAACCAGGATTGCAAGATCTAATGGTTATGATGGTTTCATATTCCCTGACTACATTGATGTATGGAGAAACGGTAGAGCAGCTGATCGGGTTGACGCAATATCCTATGTGGTGTTCGACAGTAAGCAGGTCAAATCAATCTACAATGGTGGACTCTATGATCCTGAGAACCCTTCGATCCTCTTCCAGATGGAAGATGGCCGGGAATTGAACCTGCCTCAGATAGAAGATAATCCAGCTATGAACCTTCCACCTGGGTCTGTTGGTGACATAGATGACAATGCACCCCAGAGCTGGATGGCACTGGATGGTTATGAAACAATATTGAAACCACTACTCGATGGGGCCAGGGAAAGAATAGCAAGTGATGATGCAGTGATCCCGGAAGGAATCCAGAATGTTGGCCAGGCTATTCCAGAAGAAACCATGCGAGATCTGCGTGGATATATGGGTAATGTGTATGGTCAGCAGAATGATACGAAGCTTGCAGCAACCAGGTACGGTGAGATGAAGAGGGACTCAGCTCTTCTGAATTACAACAAGAGATATAACTTTGATAACCTGTTGCAAGCTATCATGCCCTATCAATTCTGGTACACCAGGTCTGCAGCTAAGTGGGCCTTGCGTGCTATGGATAGTCCTGCAATATTTGCGAACTATGCCAGGCTGAGATCTGCACAAACCAAAGCATTACAACAACCTGGTTTTCCAAAACGCCTCGAGAATAAGATCAGAATGCCAACACCGTTCTTGCCAGAATGGATGGGTGGTGGTCTGTACATGGATCCACTCAAGAAGCTATTTCCCTTCACCCAGCTGACCAGGCCTTATGATGCATACGCAGAAGAACAGAACCTGATCAATAAACGAGCGCAGGGAATAATTGAGAACCAGGTGGAGAACGGGGAGATCACACCAGAAGAAGCTAAACTAGCTTTGACTAATCTCGAGGGACCTGTTTGGGAACAAGCTTACAGCAAGGCTTACCTGGATGTGGAACCCGAGATCACTTCACCAATAGAATTCAGCCGGGTATTACTTGGGTGGTCCCTTCCACTGACCTGGGCGTACGAAGTCTATAAAGGTAGACCAGAACGTATCAGCCAGCTACCCATCTCCAGGACCATACAAAACATCACAGGAATGTTGGGTGGTATGCTCGGTGGGTCCAACAAGGGCATCAATATAGAAGCTCCATTGCGAAAGCAGCTGGGCCTCCCAGAGCAGGACATGTGGCAGGATTATAGAATAGAACGTGAGCTATCCAACATGGCTGCAGAAGGATGGGATACAGAAGAAATACTGAGAGCACAGGTGGAATATTCAGGACCTGCATTCGAGGAAGCAGAACGTAGGGTAGCAGCTACGGGCCAGCTAAGATGGATTGGTGGACCCTTCGGTGTAGATCTGTTCCCAGAAGGAGAACAGAAGCAACGAGCATTGAAGAATGATTATGACAAAGCCATGGAGGCCTGGGTCAATGGTGGCAAATATGAAGACACCGTTGGGAAATTCTTCGATGAATACCCAGAATATCAGGCCAGGAAACAAAGCTTTATTGATGACCCAGAAGAAAGACTGCGAATGCTAATGCGGTCTAAGATCTGGGATGCCTACAATAATAAATTGTCTAGCCTACAAAAAAAGGAGGTGACCGAACGATTAGGTGATGTATTCCAGAATGCCTTCCTTGATAAGGAAACTCGCAGTTATGACAGCATAGACACCGCAACCCTTGCACTGTGGTCCAAGACAATGGGCGAGTATGTACCTACTAGTGCGCCCGAATTACCGCAGGTGGAGTTCGAGTTCTCCCCACCCGAGATAGACACTCAGTACCAGGCCTACGTTGATGAACGTAATACCCGGTTCCCACACCTGAGTCGGATGTGGGATATGCTCTACTCTCTACCTGAAAATCAAAGACAGAAAATCTCTGACGAGATGCCCATGTTTGACGACTACTATGATTGGCAAACGGTTTATCTATCAGAACATCCGGACATCATTGAGTACGTGCTTAGTGATCAAGCGAAAATGAAAGGTGCTCCAGCTGAGGCCCAAGCGTTGTACTACCAGTATTACGGTCAGGTCGAAACCCTCTGGGGTGATGAGATCTACGATATACAGAATGGTTACTATGAGCAACCAACACGCAATGCCAAGCGACAGTATCTGAAGGAATTCCCACAGTTGATCGACTTCTGGGACCACAAAGATTCCTTCCTGAGCATGTACCCGGAAATGATCCCATATCTTAAGTCTGTAGAATCAATTGCGGAAGATGTGCTTGGAAATAACTATGAGAAGAAAGTACAAGTGAATATTGATGAGATGCCCACTAGCCTGGTTCGTTCCTTGATGGGCTATTACTGGACCGGAGATCCGCTTTCAGATGGTGCCAGAATAGCAGTACGTAAGATCTGGGAAGATATGGGTCGGCCCGGTGGGGATCTCGATACCTTCATTGATGAGATCCTGGTCACACAGTTTATGCAATACAGTCCGATACAGTAATTATTGCATTTCGTCAGCTGCCGGTGCAAGCAGAATTGCAAATGCAATAAACGTTGGACCAGGTTGGCCACATTTAGAAAAAAATATTGCAAATAGTGTATAATGAAAAGGAACTAATATGAACAACCAGACTGATAATGCTGCCGTAGAGTATCCGGGTGGTGGGCAACCACCTGAAGTTCAACCTGAAAAACCAGAAGTTGAACAGAAGACACCTGCCCAGCAGCAGGAAGTCCCTGTCACTATTAGTCAAGAGCAGCTTGATGAGATCACGGAAAATCTTTTCCGCCGGGTCCAGGGATTGAATACCAAACAAGCTGACACTATCACCCGTAAGATCAGCGAACAAATCAAAGCACTGAATACCAGCATTGGAACAATGAAAGCTACTGGTATCGAGGTCACCCCTGCACAGGAAGAAGCAATGCGACAGAGGGTGATCACTGATGCCTATGCTAACGCTGATGAAGAACCTGTCACCCCGGGAGAAGCTCCTGCCCAAAGGCCTCCCACCCGGGACCAGGGTGTTGATAGTGTTACTGCAGATGGATGGGCCATGATGGAAGAAGCTGGTGTATACATTCGCCAGGAAGATCCAGAGGCAGAGCTATACCTTGCCAAGGCCCAGACACCCCGGCAGTATTTTCAGGCAATTGAGAAAGCAATCCAAGCTAAGAAAGCTCGACTAGAAAATACTGGCAAGGATCTTCCTGAAACTGCACCACCGGAAGAACCAGGTCCTGGTAGGATGCCTACTGGGTCTGGTGGTCCAGGTGCTCCAGCAGGTGATCCTGTACACTCAACTATGGACCCTGACTCGTTATGGGATCTAGCCAAGAAACGAGGCCGGGTTTAATTCAGGAGAACCATTATGGCATTAACTCTTGCACATCTTGCAAAAGTTGAGACTGATCCACTAAAGAAATATGTGATCACCAACTTGCTGCGAGAAGTGAAAATCGCTGAGGTCTTGCCATTCCAAAACGTAAGCTCCCTTCGGTCTGTGGCAGTACGCTGGCAGACTCTTCCCGATGTAGCATTCCGTACAATCAATGAAGGCTATACACCCTCCGAGGGCGACCTGGAGCAGGTGTGGGAATCTGTTTATGGTTTTGGTGGCGAGATCAAATATGACCGGGTTTTTGATTTGGTCAAGGATACTATCGTTGATCTAAAGAAGACCCACACAGATATGAAGCTGATGGCCATGGCTTGTAAGTTCAACGATTACTTCATCAATGGTGACCATGCGACCGATTACAAAGGATTCGAGGGCCTGAAGAAACGTATCAGTGGTATGCCGTCCAGGCAAACCATTTACTTTGCTGGTGCCTCTTCAGCTGCACTTGATCCTACTTCCTCGGTGGCATCTGGTAATACCTTCTACACGAAATTCGAAGAACTGCATTACAAAACCAATCGTGGCCAGCATAATGCTTTTATCTGCAATGAAGGCATGGTATGGGGTATTGGCCGTGTTGCACGCTACATTCAATCCGGTGGTGGCAATGTTCTTGATGTTACCAAGGATAGCTTTGATCGTAGCATCCCAACCATGTATGGATCCCCCATCATCGATATCGGGCTTAAGAAAGATCAGAGCACCGAGATCATCACCGGGACCGAAGTTGCTGGTGATGCTGGTACCGATGCCACCTCCATCTATGCAATTGCGTTTAATGAGATGCAGGGTGTCACTGGTATCCAGCTTGAGCCAATGGCAGTCTACGATCCGCTCGGTGGTGGTGAGCAGGAATCTACCCCAACCAAGCTAGTACGTATTGATTGGTGGGTAGGCCTTGCTGGTTTCGGTAGCTATGGTATTGCACGAGGCCAGAACGTTGAAGATCCATCCAACTGGACTGCATAAGGAGATCAATTATGCCTACATTTGATGCTAACTTGATGACCCGTACTACGGGCGACCTGACACAGTCCGAAAGCTCTTCCGGTGTAGAGATCCGTGGTACTCCCATTCACGGCATGGCAGCATACTTTGTGTTGCCGTCTACTGTTGGGACCACCACAGATGTACTACCTCGTGTTTGGGTTTCTGACGATGACTCCACCTATGTGTTAGCTGCAAGCTATCCTGGTGGCGCACAGTCCTGGGCCTCGGGTGGTAAAGAATTCGTGGTAGCTTTTGTCTCTGACAAGAAATACGTCAAAACAGAATTAGTGATCAATGGTACTGCGAACTTCGGTGCTGCTAAGGCCGGGATTGTTCTGAATGTTGGTTATGATTGGACCAGGGCAGTCTCGTTCGAGTAAGCCAGGCCCACTCATTCTCATTCTCCTTACCACGGGCAGGTGTCACCCAGGCACCTGCCCCACCCTGCAATTATGGATGTATTGACATCTGGTGTGCAGGTATGTGTCCCATATACGAAACCTTTTATGGGCGCATTTGTGGACTCGCTTCTATACTCATGGAAACCTGCACCCATTTATTTTAATAGACTGTACGGCATGGGGGTTGATGTTGCACGCAATCATCTGATCCAGAATTTTATAGACAATCCTGAAAAACCACGGTTCTTATTGTTCATTGATAACGATGCGGTGTGGTCCGGGGAGGCCATCAAACGATTGATGCTGCATGATCTACCAGTTGTATCAGCATGCATGTACACCAGGTCATTACCACCGACACCCACCATGGGCAGATACTTAGGTCCTACCAAAGAAGGTAAACATATCTATGCATTTGCCGATATCGCCAAACTGATCATCGAGAAAGCAAAGAAGTATGGTATTGATGAGAGTGCAAGCAGCAATGCGATGTGCCTTCCCCAGGAGAAGGACGACCTGGTCCCACGAGATGGAGTGGGTCTACATTTCACAATGATCAGGCGAGATGTACTTGAAGACATTAGCAAACCATGGTGCGTGATGGAGGGAAACAATGGAGCTGGTGAAGACTTTTATCTATCCCAGAAGATCCGCAAAGCTGGATATCCAATTTATACTGATATATCAATTCACACCGGGCATTTAATAGGTGAAGATAAAGACTTTGGCCTGGTAGAATTAATGGCATGGATCAAGTATGTTCAGCAGGATTACATCGTAGATGATCAATCCAGATGGATAGTGGAAGTCGATGATATCAAATAACACGATACATAAAATAGCACATGCCACCTGGTTCGTGGACAATTATCCATGTGCCTTAAGAATAGATAGCCAGGATAATTGGCCAGCTGAATTCCAGGAGAAATCAGGACTACATGTATTCGATAGGTTCCTGGTCCATGAGATCCATGACGTAGATCTATGTGGACCAGCAATGGTTGGTTTCAAAGATGGGGATGTGATACTTGATACAGCATATGCTAACAGGCTAGATGTCCTGGACCGAAACAAACCCTATTACATGCTGGCCCTCAAATCAATGGCCAAGCCTGGGTATGTAATCGAAGATCCGTTATTCCCGATGGTGGGGGTGTGGTCCGGTAATTACTTCCATTGGATTATAGAATGGTTGCCGAAGCTCGAAGGCATTTTACATTATGAAGCTATGACCAACCAGAAGGTTGTAATCTTACTCGAGGAGAACCCACCACAATGGCAGTACGATAGTCTACGATTCCTGTTAGGAGCCGAGAGATCCATCATATCATTACGCCATCTCCCCACCACATCCATGCACATAGGGGCTAAGAACCTGGTCCTGCCTACGATCCGCAGATCTAATGGCCGAACAGATCCTACAGCATTAGATTGGTTAAGGCGTACAGTTTGGGAACAGGCATTATTACTAACACTACCAAAGAATTATTTTATATCTCGGGAACTGGCACAGGGAAGACATATCGTAAACGAATCCCGGATATGGAAGGAGGTGTGGCCCGTAGAAATAGAACGCATTCAACCCGAAACGATGCCATGGATTGACCAGGTCAATGCATTCGTTAATGCCGATTTTATTATAGGCCCACACGGATCTGGCCTGGTCAATTCTGTATTTTCATGGGACCCAAAGATCATAGAATTGTACACACCTGACTATGCAAACCCATGTATCATGACCATGGCCATGGCAATCGGGGCCGACTACCGGGGGATTTGCTGTACCCCGGTAGGTAAAAATATGGAAGTTGATCTAGGAGAATTACGCACAACAATAGAGGAAATGAGATGAGAATAGAAGATTATGCAAACATATCTGCACGCAGTGATGCACGCACTGGTAATCCAGAATGCGTGATCATGGGCAATGGGCCAAGCTTGAACGATGTTTGGTTGCCAAACTTTGATTGTCCGACATTTGGCACCAATCGTATTTACTTGAAGGATTACACTCCAGACTTTTATGTGGCCGTTAATCCATTGGTGATCGAACAGTTTATCGATGAGATCATGAGGATCCCTACAATAAAATTCCTGGCCAGGACTCCCTTCACCGAGGAGAGGTTCTCGGATAAAGACGAGGATGTGATCCTACTAGATACTACTCTAAACTCTGCAATTTTTGCCAGTCCAGAAGGACCAATATGGGAAGGTCATACGGTAACTTATGTATGTCTGCAGCTGGCATACTATATGGGTTTCAAGAGGGTCTACCTGGTTGGATTAGATCATGACTACGGTGAGCAAATTGCACCCAACCTGTCGATTGTGGCTAATGGTCCAGATCGATATCACTTTGACGAAAACTACTTCAGTGGTGGTGTGCGTTGGCATACACCTGATCTAAGCAAATCCGAGTTGGCATATAGCCTGGCCAAAGCAGCATTCGAGAAAAACGGACGATCAATCACTAATTGCAGCAGCAGGACCAAATGCCCAGTATTCCCAATCGAGCCACTCAATTATATGAATTCAGTTCTAGACAATAAGGTGTCAGCAATTGTCTCAGCCTATCATGCAGAAGATTTTATCCAGGGGTGTATGTTTGACCTGGCCAGGCAGACGATAGCAACTGAGCTGGAGATCGTGTTGATTGCCCAGCAAGATAGTAAAGAAATTGACCTGGCCATGGAAGTAGTTGCTGACGAGGATTATCCCTGTGATGTGAGGTTGATCCAAACCACCGATATTCCCACGGTCTATGCTGCCTGGAACCAGGCTATTAGATCTGCATCCGGGAAATATATTACAAATGCGAACACGGATGATAGACATCATCCATATGCTTATGAACTAATGTCCAGTGTATTGGATGCCCGGCCAGATCTGGACCTGGTCTATCATGACAGCTTCATCACCTGGAAACCTAACCAGCTCTTCGAGGAATTTGTAAAGGAAAACTTTAATAAACCATTGATTGTTGGCCGGGCGTTATATCAACCTGGCATATTCAATTGGCCAGACTATGAACGAGATAAACTGGTTGATGGTTGTTTCATTGGGCCTCACCCGATGTGGCGTGCGAACCTGCACCAGCGTCATGGATATTTTATGGACCACTGGAAATCTGCAGGGGATTATGAATTCTGGTTGAGATGTGCGGATCGAGACAACTACTTCCATATTCCCACCACGCTGGGCCTTTACTGTGCCAGGGAAGATGGCCTGGAGCTGGGCGATATCGGCGGTAATATGCAAGAAGCTCAGGATGCTATTGTTCTGCACCAGGAGAAGGAAGTACAGATCCGTCCGATGGGTGATGACCTGGTCCGGATAAAGCTTGATGGCCATTATATTAATGTGCAGCATAAGCACCTGTTTGGTTTGTACGAAAAGATCACAGGAGGAGAATGATGCCGACATATGTATATGGATGTAAGGATCCCAAACACCCGAAGCTTGAGATAACACTGAGCTTTGATGACAACCCAGAGGTAGCATGCCCGGTGTGTGGCCAGAAAATGAACCGGGTACCTCAGAAGTTTAGATTTGGTTTCAACCCATTCGATATCGCTACTGATTGGATGGATGATAATTATCGCAGATGGCGAACTGGCAAGCCTCGAATCCAGGTGGCTAATCGACCAGTATCACCAATACCAGCAAAAGATTTTAATAGGAGATAGAAATGACAAATTATGATTCGATGACTAAAGCTGACCTGATCAAGGAGCTGCAAGAAGCTAAAGGTAGGCTTGCAGAAAATACAGAAGCACTGCGTGCTGAGGTTGCCAAGAAAGAAGGTTGGCTAGTAACTACCCCCGAGGTCACTTATGAAGGGACCATGTATGGTATTCGTTTCTTTCAGGGCATGGCGTTTATTCCCATGGTGAAGGTTATCCCAGCATTCAACCTGGCGCCATTGAAAGACTCAGAGATGGAAAGATATTCAGCTGCAGAGCGTAAAGAGATCCGGGAACGGGAGAAGATCCCCTCATCCCAGAAAGCAGCTATGGCATTCAAGAATGATTTTGGTTACCAGGTTCGATACTATGGTATAGAAGATGAAGCGCAGCTGCAAGCAGACATCAATGCACGAGCACAAGAATATGCAATAGCCAAGGCCAAGAAAGAAGATGAACTGGCAGACACAGATCTGATCAGGCCTGGTTATATGGGAGGATAATCTATGGTCCAAAAGGGAGATCCCCGAGACACCCTAGAATTTAATCCGGTAGGCGCACACAGTGATGGCCTAGATATTTCCAGTGCTGTGACACTGACCCCACCCGATGGTGCTACAAAGATCCTTATCCAAGCACTGGACACGGCCTGCAGATTTACACTAGATGGCACTACGCCAACAACGGCCACAGGTTTCCAGCTGGCAGCTGGAGATCCTCCACTATTGATACCATTGGGTCTATCAACGGTCATCAAGGTTATCGAAGAGTCGGCAACGTGCGATCTACAATATCAATGGGGAGAAGGATAATGGCTAAGAAACTCAACCCACATCCTGGTTTCAAAGCTGCAGCAGCACAAATAGCCAAGAAACAAGGAGTATCGAAAGAACGTGCCAATGCTATTCTGGCAGGTGCGACCAGGCGTGCATCAGCCAAAGCAAAACGTAAGAACCCTAGACTCAAACGAGTGAAGGGTAAAGCAAAACGGAGGTAATAAATGGCTATAACAGCAGCAGATATTAAGTTCTATCTAACAGGTGCATCATCCCACCAGGGAGCACAATCAGATCCGGATGCGAGTCTGGGTAATTACTATTCATCGACCGAGATCACCAGCTCTTCAGACAACAACTTGTTTGATGATGTGTCTGGAGATGAGGCCTCCTCGGGTGATACCGAGTACAGAGCTTTCGCTATTGTCAACACACATGGATCACTGGACCTGCAGGATGCGGTGGTCTGGATCCAGGTGGATACCGGGAATGGCGAAGACGATATCTCATTCGATGTGGAGGCCCCCAGTGCAGAAACCAATGGTTACATCCAGACAATAGCCAACGAGAGCACCGCACCCACCGGGCTGGGTGGATGGTCAGATGCCACCTCGAAAGGCACAGGTAAGGCTTGTCCCAATGGTGGTGGTGATCTTGGCACTGGCGAATGGATGGGCGTATGGTTACGCAGGGTTATCTCAGCTTCAGCCAGCGCAGCAGCTGCAGAATCTGTAACCATGCGGATCGAGGGAGATACGGCAGCATGAGCAATAAACCTGTGGAGAATGATGTACGCCTTATGCGAAGGTACCTGGTTGCCAGGCAGGTAGGCAATCAAGATGCAATGATTGCGATCAGGAAATATCTTGATGTCACCCGGGACCTGAAACTGATCTACCCAGATGAATTGGACCCAATGAATCTAGATCGATATACCAGGCGTAATGTTCCTAATGAACGTTATTTGATCAAGAGATTCGGGGCCGTCATCATGGTGGACCACAACAATGAAGCTGTCTTCCTGAATTCAAAGTGGGCCAATCCATATACCTTATATGTGCGATTGAGCAGTGTAATCCCAGAGCTTGGCGAGTATGGGCAGACTGTTTGGATGCCTCCCGAGTTGTCAGACAAGTACAGTGATGTGGCCAAGCAAAACCATATTGCATACCAGGCCCATGGATTCGGACCACCACCTACGCAAGAAGAAAAGCGTAGTTTGTTTGATCGACTGTTCAGGCGCAATGGTTAGATATTGCATCTACTATGACGATCGCACAATTCATACAGGAAAAGGGATCATTGGTGTACCTGAAGCTCGTGTAACCGGGGTCCAGTTCATTGCACAAGAGGACCCTGACCATGTATGGGTGGCGTTGTCTGGTTCTGATTATTTCATTTGGGATACCAGAGATGGTGTCTCTAAATGGTATTGTGCCGACAATGCTGGCCGGGAAAACTACATGCGTGAACCTGGTTGGAAGAAGGTCCTGATCGGGAGCTGGATAGGGGATGAGACTTTCAGGGAAATAAGTCGCAGGGTATCTGCAGATCTGCAGGTTGGCAAGAAGACCGGATATGCATGGTGGGAGAAGATGGTCTATGCGTAAGATCGTTCCATCATATCAGAG